GTGTTGAGGCAACAATAAACACTAATCAATTAAATAGTATTGTAAGTGTTATAGCTGGGGCTGATCTAAGAATATTTACCACTGGCGGTGAGTTTGTTGTTATTCAGTCAGAAGATTCTCCGGTCACGCCAGCGACTTTTCTTATTAGGCCACAAACAAGGCTTGGCGCAAAGCCAGGCGTTCCGATAGAAGATCTAAATGGTGCGTCTGTATTTGTTCAAAGACAGGGCAAAGCCATAAACGCATTTCAATTTGGATCAGGTACAAACTCGTATCAAGTGCAACAGATATCCGTACTTTCATCGCATCTTATAAAAAATCCTATTGACCTGGCGGCTCGTAGATCAACCTCAACCGATGAGGCAGATCGATTATTTATCGTTAATGGTGATGATGGATCTATGTCAGTGTACTCTATTTTAGTTGGGCAAGAGGTTATAGCGCCCAGCTCGTTTACAACGGACGGTAATTTTATTGCGGTAGCCACAGAAATCTCTGATACATTTTGTATTGTAAAACGTACCGTTAATTCGCAAGTCAGGTACTATTTAGAAAAGTTTGACAAAGATGTAACCCTAGATAGCGCTAAGACTGGAGGAGCTGCTTCCTCAACAACGATGGATCATCTTGAAGGGAAAACTGTTGAAATAGTGCGTGATGGCGTTGTAGAGCCAACTCAGACGGTTCCAGCTTCTCCGTTTACAATTACGTTTGCTGGAGCAGCATCATCTAGTTTCCAGGTAGGATTAGAATATACAGTCCAGGCAAAAACAATGCCAACCGAACCAGTGTTAAGTTCTGGATCGGTGCAAGGTGTAAAAAAACGAATTGTCCAGGTCGATGCTCTACTCAATGATACAAAAGATCTTGTAATTAATGGTAAGCAAATATCGTTCAGAAATTTCGGTGTAAGCGTTCTCGATACACCTATCCAGGCATTTACCGGATTAAAAACAGCGCACGGTATCTTAGGATATAGCGCTACTGGACAAATTACGTTAACTCAAAATGTTCCATTACCTATGACTGTATTGGGCCTGGAATATAAATTAAGTGTAGGAAGTTAGATATGTCATCAATGGCGCTTACGGTGGGAATGTCAGCTATTTCAGCTGCCGGAAAAATTAAAGCTGGTCGTGCAGAGCAAAAGCTATATGACAAAAAAGCTTCCCAGGCATTGCTCAAGGGAGACATTGAGGCAGCTCAATATGCTCAAATGGGTGCTGATGTTCTTACCAGGCTAAATGAAAATTTAGCTGCTTTGATTGCTAACAGTGCTGTAGGCGGTGGATCTATATCTGCATTAGCAAAACATAGTGAAGCTGAAGCCTCTAGGGAATACGCAACCGCAGCTGACAATGCTATCTTGGCAAAAGAAGATGCAAAATCACAAGCAGAACAATACAGAATGGCTGGAGATGCTGCCATGCAATCAGCTAGAATTGGTGCAATAGGCACTTTGTTCGGAGGATTTAGTAAAGCTAGGCAGCTATCACCTGGCGTTATTAAACCAGGAGTGATTACCTAATGGCAAAGCAACCAAGATACCAAAGATTAGGCGTTAGACCTAGAGGTGTTAGCGATATTGATTATGCTGGCTTTAGAGAGCAAGCGCAACTAGGCCAAACAATCTCAGCTGAGTTTGACAGGATGGGCGAGTTTGTATTTGAGCGTGGCAAAGAAAAAGCAGAACAAGAAGGTCTAAAGGCTGTTACAGAGCAAGGTGCATTACCTATATTAGAAAAGATAGATCAAGCTGGTGGTCCAACCACTATAGCTGAAAAGTCTGCTTATAATGCAGCAAACAGAATAGCTGTAACCGAAATACAAAACGAAGCAGAGCTTGAAATAACTAGAATTATGGAAGAGGCAGAAATAAATGTCACTCCATTTACCCAGGTAAAAAAACAATTAAACAGCGTTGCTGATGGTTTCTCTGCAAGTCTATCAAGCATCGATCCGGTAGCGGCTGGTCAATTAAGAAGCAATTTACAAACAACAGCCGAAAAATCATCTATAACTTATTCTTCCTGGTACACAAAGAAGCAAGCAGAATTATCAGCCAAAAGACGCACAGAAATCGGCAAAAACGATGCTGCTTTAATTATTAAAAGTATTCCAGGAATATTTGGGGCAGATCCAGACACTGGCAATCTTGATGCGGAGATAGATTTAAAAGCTCAAGATTATGTGGAAAATCAAGGGTGGTCACAAGAAAATGCTGATAGCTGGGCAGAAACAACAAAAGAAGCAGCAAGAGGTCAGTTCGTAAGTTTTAAAATACAAAACTCTGATGATGCTCAATTAAAAGAATTTATTGATAATGTTATTACTGGAAAAACGTCAATTACTGGCGTTTATTCAAAAGATTTAAAATATGCAACTAACGCTCAAACTGTTCTTAATAGTAGGATAAGAGCAAAAGAAACAGAATCTAAATCAATAAAAGCAGATATTGCAGAGCAAATATTTATAACAACAAATAACGGCAATCCTCCTTCCGAAGATTGGATGAACGCCATGTCCACCAGGATAATTTCAAATGGCGAATATAGCACTGAAAACAAACAACAGTTTTTAAATTTGCGTGTACTTAAAGAAAACTTAAATAGCTGGAGCAAAATGAGCGCTACTGAGTTAGAAGAGTTAAAACTGCAAATTGAACAAGTTGGTTTGCCTGGATATGTTGGCTCTGGAGAGGGGCCAGTCGATACAGTATTTGAAACAGAAACGCTAAACTTAGTTACTAAACTTTACAATGCAGCTTTTAAATTAGAAGCAAATAATCAAAAGGTTATGCAGCAAGAACTAGATATGCGCCAGGCCGCAAGAGAGAAAGGTATGGGTAATTTAGTTGAGTTCTTTAATTATGAAGCCAATAAATCCCAGGCCGCTTTTGCTGAAAAATTTAGCGCAGTAGAAAAACAATTTGAAACTATAAGAAAATTATCAGATGCAAATGAGCCTGTCAGACCAGAAGAATTTGCAAAATTTATTGAGTTATATAAAGAACTCGATTTAGTTCCTGGTCTGGTAGCTAAACCAGCTGATGTAAATGCGGAAGCAATGGAGGATCTAGCAAGAAGTTATGACATATTAGCTTTTGCAAAAGGAATTATTGATGATTTGGGAGATATGTCGCAAGCTGAAATCCAAGAAACAGTTGCTCAAATAAATAAAGATATAGAAGAAAAACGTAACTTAGGTGGGTATGAACAGCTGTCAGCGGCAACAGTTAAAAAACTTGTAAGCCCTTATATAGAAGCAAGAAAAGCAGCTATACAAAACGATTTAATTTTCTATGCACAAAAAAATGGTGTAGAGCTGCAAGATGGCTCAACGCTAGAATTTAACCCAATAGAATTTGTATTTAAAGAAGGCGAAACCACAGAAGATGTTATCAATCGATTAGAGCAAGCTTTTAAAGACAGAAAAGAATTTTCTAAAAAAGCTTTTGCCAAATATAGTTTACCTGGTCAGCCAGCAAAGTTTTTTACAAAACAAGAAGTTGCACAACTTGGCAGCTTGCTCGATGGATCAGCGCAACAAATAGGCGTTCAAAGCGCAGCTGTTCCCATGCAAATATCAATACTTACTTCAATGTTTGAAACTGTTGGATCTACAACAGCCAGGCAAATGATGGCTGAGATATTCCCTGATCAAAAAGTTTATGGAATTGCTGGCGCATTATTATTAGATAATAGCAGTATTCCAAATGCAGAAATATTGCTTAATGGTAAATATAAGGTTGATGTAGAAAAATCACCATTACCAGGGTTTACTCCGGCAAATACAGAACCAGTATTTTTTACAGTAAGACAAGCTTTTAACGATACATTATCTGGTAATATGGCAGAAGGGCTGCGAACATCAGCCAAATATATTTATTCTCAGTTAATTACTACAGACGATATTAAAGGCGGTGAATTTGTTTTTAACGAGGATAAGTATATTCAAGCGGTACAAATGTCATTAGGGGCTTCTTACAATGGCAATGAACTTATTAGCGGTGGCATTCAAGAGTTAAGAGAACGAGAAACATTTTTGCCGCCTGGAATAACGCCAGAAACTTTCGAGGGAATGTTACAACAAATAAACAGCTCAAACATATTAGATGTGCTTGAGCTTCCTGATGATGTTGAGTTTGATGCTGAAACTATAAGTCAGATTAGAGGTTTAGAACAATTTACCGTTAAGAAACGCAAAGGTATGGATGATGCAGATACAATAAAAGAACGAAAAACTTCTGTTATGTTTGATTTGCAGTTGATGGGCGGCAATCCTCAAGACGGCTATCTGTATTCTTTAGTGTATCCAAATACTAATAAGAATTTAGAAATTCCAGGAGATGAGGACAAAAATATAATAATAATAAATAGTAATAAACTTAAAGAGCTTATGGCGAGTGCAAATTAATGTTTTTTGAAAAAGCTCCAAGACCAACACAAACTCTTTCTGGACCGATACCTACAAACCTTGATAGTTTAGTGGGTGGTTTTGAGGCAGCTAAGTATACTGGTGGTGGTGGTAGAAATTCTCGAGCTATGGTTGAAGCAGAGGTTTGGCAACCAATACTAGATGAATTAAGAGAGTACGGTTTAGATTTTAATAATCCTGGTGATAAAAGATTTGAATACGCATTTTTTCCAAAGTTTGGTCAAGGCTCATTATACAATGATGCAGACCAGGAACTTAACGATATTTACAATGCTCTCGAAGTAAACAAGTTTCGTCTGCCAGAAGATCTTTATAATGCCGCACAACCCGAAGCAATTAAACAAGCAGAGCTTGAAATAATAGAAACATACGAGCAAGACCTTGCTGATATGGCGCAAAAAAATCCTAGCCTTATGGCTGGAATTTCAAGGTTTGGTGGCGCAGTAGGTTCGTCTGTATATGATCCTTACGTCATTGCTCCTATGGGTGGGCCAATTAAAAGCCTATGGAAAACAATGTTGCAAAATGCAATAGGTGGCGCTGGCTATGGTGCTGCATCAGAAATTGACGTTGCTAACTGGTTTAATAGTTTAAACAAAGACTATACACTTGATCAGTTTGTTTTTAACGTAACATCTCAAGCTGCGTTTGGTGCTGCATTGCCTGGTGTAGTGTATGGTATTGGAAAGGGCTTTAAGCTAACATCAGAGATTGCTGGGCTAACAAACGCTCAAGCTAGAGAAGGCTGGGAAGCAGTCCGAAGATCCAATCCAGAAGCTATTCCAGATGAAGATAATGCGTTGGCTAATGTGTTAGAGGTTCATGACGATGTAGATCAAAGCAATCCATTAATAGGTGTAGATAATTTTGATGATGCACTAGCAAAAACTGAGCATGAACTAAGAACGCTTGAGGCTCAACAAGCTATAAACACAGAACAAACATTAAAAATACCAGAACAGCCAGCCGCATTAGTTAATCCTGATGTTTTAACGGCTGACTTGCCAAACCTCGATGGTAGGAAGTTTCGTTTTGAAGTGGATCAGCTAGAGGTCGACGCAAAGGTATTTCAGTTTAAATCTGGTGGAGATGAGTTTGGTGTCACTGAAAGATTGCTGGATGTAGACGAATGGAATTACGACATAGCCAATGACATTATGGTGTTTGAAACCAGAGAAGGCCGTTTAATTATTGCTGATGGCCATCAAAGATTGGCTCTTGCTAAACGATTAAAAGCAAAAGACCCTAACTTAGACATAAAATTATATGGTGTCGTAAAGCGTGAAATTGATGGCTATACACCAGAAAGCGTTATGTTGGAGGCAGCTCTAAAAAATATTGCCGAAGCCTCACAAGCAAACAGATCAAACATTATTGTAGATGCTGCAAAGGTATTAAAGATCAGGCCAGATAGATTAGAAGGCATACCGCCAAGATCTGCGTTATACAATCATATAAACAATTTAGTTAAACTAGATGATGCTGCCTTTGATTTAGTTGAGCAAGGAATAGTTAACGAAAAATATGCTGCTCTAATTGGAGCTATTATAACAGATAAAGATTTACACGTTGAAGCTGTTAAAATATTAAAGCGTTTTGATCCTAAAAATATGGACGAAGCTGAGTCAATAATAAGACAGCTAAATGAATCTCCAAGGGATATTGTAAAAGAAGAAACTTTATTTGGTGATGAGTTTAATGTTGAAACTTTATTTGAAGAAAGGGCAAAAGTCCTTGCTCAAGCTTTAGCTAGAATAAGAAAAGATAAATCAGCGTTTTCAGTAATCAACAAAAATGCCTCAAAGCTAGAAGTAGAAGGCAATAAGATTGAACGTCAAGCAAATCAGAAAAGGGTACAGAACGATGCAGAAGCCATTGCCTATCTCAATGCCGTTGCAAACCGAAAAGGGCCGCTCTCAGACGCTCTCAGCGCAGAAGCCAAAACAGCCAAAGATACAGGCAACTACAAAGAGGCCGTCGATAGATTTATCGAACATATCAGACGATCAGTTGAACGTGGCGATTTTGACCGTGCAGCACGAAGTGATGTCACAAGCTCTTCTCAGCCTCCAAAGGAAATCAGCACGAGTAAAAGCGAACCGCAACAGGCTCTTGATGAGTTCGATGAACCAGGCAGCGAAGCAGCCAGAGCAGAAACAGCAAACTTAAAAGACGACATATTTGAAGATCTTGAAGAAATACCTGGAGAAAAAATACCTGGTAAAACAAATGCAAAAGTAATTGAGAAGTCTTTTAAAGATCGGCAACCAGTAGAAACTGTTGATGATATTTATAAACTAGCACAAGAGTCTCAAGACTTTATTGTAAACATTGGTAAAGGTATTGAGAAAGATTTAGGCGTTGAATTAAAAGACACAGGTTTAAAAGAAATTGAAACAGCTAGATCAAAGGTCGGAAGAAAGGGCTATGGAAGCGCAAAAGAGCTAACTGATATTTCAAGAATTGGATTTATTGTTACTAAGCAAGAACAGAGCGATGAAATAGCAAAAAGATTTGGCCAGGAAGTTGAGGTCTTAGATGAGGGCTGGTATACAACCCCAGCTGGTTATTTTGACAGAAAACTTCTTGTTAGAACGCCAAACGGTTTAGTTGCTGAAATTCAAATATGGTCTCCAAAACTTTACGATGCAAAATTCGAAAAAGGTGGAGATAAACTCTATACACAATATAGAGAAATTGAAAAAACAAATCCTAAAAAGGCACAAGAGTTAGCTCAGAAGCAACGATCTTTATATGCAAAAGCTATTTCTCAAGAGGACTCTTCATTCCTAAAGGTTGCTGGTATAGGAAAGCTGCCAAAGTTTCGCTCGAACAGCGATATAAATGCGTTCTCATCAGGTATAACTCGACCAGTATTGAAAACGTCTGGACCATCTACAGCTGTCCAGGAACCGCCTGGCGTAAGTATAGCCAGGGCTTCAGTTACAGAAAATGAAATTGCTGGGCGACCATCCCAGTCTACAAGTATTCGATCTGACATTTCAGAACCTCCTACTAAAGATATAGGAGATCCGGTGTCAGAAGTCAAGCCCGACCAGGAAGTTCGTTACAATCAAGAGGAAGAAATATATGTAGACCTGGATGGCCAGGGCAATCTTACCTTAATGAAAGTTAAAGATGTTTTAGATCCAATCGAAAAAGAAGATGATTTTATTAAACAATTAGAGATATGTAAGTTATGAGCTTCGAGGCGTGTATACAAAATTCTGATATAACTGATCAGCAAAAATCTGAAACACAATTATTGTTTCGTCAGCTGCAAGATCATTACAGTACGCAAATGGGATCATCAGCTGCCAGGAGCAAAGCGGCAGCGGAAACTATATTAAGGCTCAAAAAGGCTTCGCTTGAGAATAAAAGAAAAGTTTTAAAACAAGTAGCTGCCCAGGCTAAACTTAAAATGAACATTGAAAACTTTATAGGTGACAATCCAAGCAACATAAAAGAAGCAGCTCTTGCATTTTTATCATTCAATGAAAAGGCCAGATCGAGAGGGCATAACTATTTAAATGTTGAGCAGTTACAAAATGTTATTCAAGGCCAGGCGCTTTCTCGTATGGACGATGTTTTAGTTTCTTTTAGACGTAACTTTATAGGTAATACTAGAAACAAAGCTGGTCAAAAAGAATTGCTTGATGAGGCGTTTGGCAAGGATACTGGAAAAACTAGCGCAAAAGAATTGATGCAATCTTGGTATTCTGCCACTGAGTATCTTAGGTTAAGAGCTAATGCAGCTGGCGCAAACATTGGCAAAATAGTTGATAAAGATGGCAGAAACATATGGGGCCTACCTACTAGACATGATGCTATTTCTGTGCGTGAAGTTAATTATAACGAGTGGGTTGATTTTATTATTGACTTAATTGATGTCAACAAAATGACAGACAGAAAAACAAACCTACCTTTCAAAGCTTTATCAAAGACAGATAGTGAGGGCCGTGTTGATTTAGAGCTATCGCCTAATTTAAATGACGCACTGTTAGAAATGTATAATTCTATAAAATTTGAAGGAACCAACAAACAGGATGCTGGTGCGTTTAGAGGATCAGGATCAGTTGGCAATAAGTACGGTCATCATAGATTTTTAATATTTAAAGATGGTGAAAGCTGGCTAAAGTATAATGAACGATTTGGAAGCGGTGAACCATATGACATTATGATGGGTCATATAAATAACCTATCGAGAGATATTGCCTTGATGGAAATATTTGGCCCTAACCCTAATGCTGGTGCTAGATATTTAGAGGACACTATAAGAAAAAATGCAGCACAATTAAAAGACGGAAAATCAAGAAAAGTACAAAAGCAAATAGAGGCACAAGAAACAGCTGCGCTATTTAAATTTAACACTCTATACGATTGGGTTTCGGATAGAACGCAAGCGCCAGTTAATGAAAAGTTTGCATACTATAGCCAGGGAATTAGAAACAATATTCACTCAGCATTTCTTGGGTCAACATCTGTACTAGCATTTTATACAGATATGAACTTCCAAAGATTTGCAAGAAGCTTTGCCGGCTTGCCGCAAACAAAAGTTCTTAATGATTATCTAAGATTACTAAACCCATTAAAAGCTAAAGAAAGAACTAGAATAGCTACCAGGATGGGGTTCATAGCTAATACCTGGATACAGCAAGCAGCTGGCCAGGCTCGATATGTTGGTGAGGTTAACGGCCCAGAGATATCAAAAAGAATATCAACCGCTGTTATGAACGCTTCACTGTTATCGCCCTGGACCCAAGCCGGACGCTTAGCTTTTGGCATGGAGTTTCTAGGGTATTTGGGTGACAATGTTTCAAAGCGATTTGATGACCTGGAACCTAAAATAAAAAATATGTTGCAAAGTTATCAAATAGGACCGGACAAGTGGGATATCATTAGATCAACAGATTTGCTTGAAGAAGAGGGAGCTGAATTTGTTTCAGCAAGAAAGATTGAAGAGCGAACAGATATCAATGAAGATCTTAGAAGAGATGTCGCTACTAATCTCATGCGTATGGTTCAGTCCGAAACAGAGTTTGCAGTACCATCATCAAACATGAGAGGTAAAGCAGCATTAGAGGCAAATGTACGCCCAGGCACTATTCAAGGTGAGTTTGTAAAATCATTTGCTATGTATAAAATCTTTGGCGCTACATTGTTAAACACGCACCTATCCAGGGGATGGTATCAAAATAGTCTAAGTGGTAAAGCTGGTTATCTAGGCGCTTTTATTATTTCATCTACACTTATGGCAGCTTTGGCTATTCAAACAAAAGAAATGGCTAAAGGTAGAGATCCATTGCCAATGTTTGGGGGAGATCCAAAGCAGTTAGCTAAGTTTTGGGGATCTGCAATATTAGCTAGTGGTGGCTTATCTATCTATGCTGATTTTGTTTTCTCAAGAGATGCAACAGGTCGAAGCTCTTTATCAGAAACCGTTGCTGGTCCTCTCATTGGATTTGGTGGTGATGTTATAAACTTAACAGTTGTTAATGCTATTGAGGCAGCAACAGGTAAAGATACCAGGATTGCAAGTGAATCAATTAAATTTGTGCAAAAGTATATGCCTGGTTCTTCGATGTGGTATTGGAGAACAGCGCTCGAAAGAAATCTATTTGATCAGTTAAGATTATGGGCTGATCCAAAAACAAACAAAGATTTTAAAAGATTAAGAAGAAAACGAGATAGAGATTTTAATCAAAATTATTGGTGGGATTTAGGTGACAATAGACCAACAAGAGCGCCAGATCTATCAAAGATATTTGGCAATTAAAACAAGATATGGTATAAGACAAACAAATCGAAGGATTATATAGATGACGGCTACACCTATTAGTAATGTACCTAGACGTGTTCAGTTTACTGGAAACACGACAACTGGTCCTTTTGCATTTACTTTCAACATATTAGCTGACAGTGATCTTATTGTTATTAAGAACACAACGACGCTTACAATAACCACTCACTATACAGTAACTACAAATTCAAATGGAACCGGATCAGTTACTCTTGGTTCAGCACTTGTGGCGTCGGATATATTAACAATTATCGGTGGCAGAAGCTTAGAGCGTACAACTGACTTTGTAACGGCTGGTGATTTACTTGCTTCAAGTTTAAACGAACAGCTCGATAGCCTGGTTATTATGGCTCAACAGCTTGACGAAAAGGTTGGCCGATCAATCATAGTTAATGCTGGCGATGAGTCTGTAAGTCTGGAAATGCCGACAAAGGACAATCGTAAAGGAACCGTATTAGGTTTCAACGCAACAACAGGAGCGCCGGAAGCTGGGCCGACAATAGCAGATGTATCAACTGTTGCAGCAATAACAGCTGACATTTCAACACTGGCAGATATCGAGGACGGAACAACGGCAACCGATGCAATCTCTGGGCTGGCTGCAATAAAAGCAAATGTAACAACTTGCGCTGGCATTTCATCTAACATAACTGCCGTTGCCAATGACGCATCTGACATTGGAGTTATAGCAACAGACTTAGGTGGAAGTAACACAATAGGAACCGTTTCATCGAATATCTCAAACGTAAATACCCTAGCTGGTATTTCTACAAGTTTGGCAGCTTGCGGAGCAATAAGTTCTGATATAACCACCGTTGCTAATGATGCAACGGATATAGGGCTTGTGGGCGGAAGCATAGCGAATGTTAATTTAGTAGCATCAAGTTTAAACTCAGGAGCATTAACGGCTGTAAATGATTATGGATCTGTTGCTAATGCAGTTGTCACCACCAACGATTACGGGAGCGTATAATGGCTATACAAGTACAATTAAGAAGAGGCACAGCAACGCAAAACAATGCGTTTACTGGTGCGATAGGGGAATTGGTTTTCGACACAACCAACAAACAGCTTCGTATCCATGACGGATCTCAAGCTGGTGGTTTTAAAATAGGAACAGGAGACTTTCCTACTGGAACCGCTAACGTAGCATTAGGAAACACTGCGCTCGATAGTCTCGACGGAAGCAGTCCAGGCGGTAATAACGTAGCTGTTGGGCATAATGCACTTACTGCAAATACTACAGCTAGTAATAATGTAGCTGTTGGCAGTGGTGCATTGGCAACATCGACTACAGCAACAGATAATACTGCGGTCGGTTTTCAAGCATTAGCTGCTAATGATTCTGGCGCAGATAATGTAGCTGTTGGTGATGAAGCTGGACATGACATTACATCAGGTAGCAGAAATACTATCTTAGGTTCCAAAGCTGGTGATGCTGCAACAACAACAGATGATACAACATTGGTTGGTTATGGCGCTGGTGGTGGTGCTATAATGACAGGCCATGATAATACTGGCGTTGGCGCTAATGCTTTAGCTGCTGTAACATCTGGCGCAAGCAATGTTGCTATTGGTAAAGACGCTGGGACGTCTATAAACACAGGTAATCATAACACCATTGTGGGGTTTGAAGCTGGTGATGCTCTTACAGATGCTGACTATAATGTTGCGATTGGACATGGCGCTCTTGGTGCAGACACAAAAGGAGATAGGTCTGTAGCTATTGGTCTTAATGCTTTACGAGCGCAAAATTTTACAAGTGTAACAACAACCAACAATACAGCCGTTGGAGATAATGCGGGGTACTCAATTACAACAGGAGCTAATAATACATTTATAGGTGCGCTTGCTGGAGATGGTACTGATGACGGTGCTGCTAATACGGCTGTTGGTAAAAGTGCTTTAACTTCTAACTGTGGTAATAAAAATACTGCTGTTGGTGCATTAGCGGGACAAGGCGTAACAGGTTCTAATAATACAATTATAGGCGAAGAATGCGGCATTCTTTGTACTGGTGACGGCAATACTTTTGTCGGTGCTTATAATTCATCTACTGGTGGGTGTGGTGAAGCAATGACCACTGGAGACAAGAATACTATTCTTGGAGCATTTAACGGTAACCAAGACGGCCATGATATGAGGACTGATAATAACACTATAGTTATTTCTGATGGCGATGGAACTGTTAGAGTCATGATAAATAACGAAGGCTATCAAAGAATTAAATCAGTAAACGCTTCTCTTGTTAGTGGAGCCACACATACTCATACTCACGATAATAATGATACTGAAGGTTTTCTTTTTGAACAGCAACACGGTTCTTTTGTTTCAAGTGCTGTAAAAATAAATGCTCATAGAGTTGCAAATTCTGGTTATGAAATGCTTTTAACAAGATCTGGAAACAATGCAGACGTAGAGCATTATCTCAGAGGTGATGGTAACGCATATGCTGATGGCTCATGGAATGGTGGTGGTGCTGACTATGCTGAATATTTTGAATGGTCTGATGGAAACTCTGATAACCAAGACAGAACAGGTTATACAGTTGTATTAGACGGTAATAAAATTAAACTATCTACAAGCGATGATGCCGCCGCTAATGTTATTGGAGCGGTATCTGTTAATCCCTCTGTTGTTGGTGATAGTGATATTCAGAGATGGAAAGGTAAGTATTTACTCGATGACTTCGGCGCTTATCAAACAGAGGAATACACTGAAACATGGTGGATTGATGAAAATAATGTCAAACAATCTTATAACACAGATAAAATTCCTGATGATGTTACTGTTCCTGATGATGCAACTGTAGATACTAAAGATGAAAAAGATAATACATTAGTCAGAAGAAAACTAAACCCAGACTACGATGCAGATCAGGCGTATGTTTCAAGAGAAGACCGTAAAGAATGGGCAACCATTGGTATGATGGGTAAACTTCGTATTCGCAAAGGACAAAAAACTGGTGATCGTTGGATTAAGATGCGAGATATATCTGACACTGTAGAAGAGTGGTTAGTTAGATAATGGAAAATGAAACTGTTTTAATTAATGAGGCTGAATATAGCCTGGAAGATTTTACTGATGAGCAAAAGATATGGCTTCATCATGTCCAGGACTTTGATGCTAAATTAGCAAAGGCACGTTTTAACTTTGATCAGCTGACTGTTGCTCGTGAGGCTTTCGCTGAAAAGCTGGCTGCTTCCCTGGAAACAAAACTAGAAGCGGCTGAATAGGTGATGCGTGGATCTGCCCAAGGTTAATATAGCGGTTGCCGCAAGTGCGGTGGTAGCCATTGTTTCAACTGTGGGCGGTGGTATCTGGTACGCCAGCTCCCAGGCGTCAATCATTGAAGGGCTTACACAACAGGTTGAAACCTTGACTATTGAAAACAATGCAACGGATCGCACAAATCTCATTCGTGATGTAGAAGAAAACTCAGAACAAATAGCAGAAATTATAGAATATATAATTGAGGTCGAGGAAGATGGCGGTGACACAATCGATGAGATCTACACCACCCTTGATGATCTTGAGGAACAGATCTACTCAGAATTTGAGGACGTGTTTGAAACCCAAGAAGGGTTTATTCTACAGTTCAATCAGATCGTCAAGCTACAAGCCAGGGTAAAGACCCTGGAAAACACATTAGAATTTTTAGCAAGACGCCCCACACTGTCTGACGGTAGATAGTCATGGACCCCTTAATTCTTCTTGGGACCGTCAAGGGCGCAATTTCGGCCGGAAAATCGCTTTCATCTTTATCAAAAGAAATAGGTAATTTCTTTGACGCAACTGATGCAGCAAAAAAAAAGTTACAAAAAAAGGGCGTGTCTGGGAAAAATGTAAATGCGATTGCAATGGAGAGGTTTGCTAAACTTAGGCAAGCGGCTGAAGCCGAAGAGGAATTGAAAAAATTTATTTGTGAAAGCCTGGGGCCATCGCATTGGCAAACTCTTTTAAAAATACGCAGAGAGGTTTTGCAAGAGAAGCGTGAGGCAGAGGCTCAGGCGAGGCGTGAGGCTAT